CCTGTTCGACCAGATCATGTCTGGCCTGCGCCGCCAGTGCTCAAGCTTGGCGTGGACCAAGGACAACGGTCAGTTCGTCCCGCACCCGACCACCTGGCTCAATGGTGAACGCTGGAACGACGAAGTTCGCAGCAACGTCCACCACCTTCCCAGTCGTCACCACGGCTTCGACAAGCGCGATTACACCGCAGGCCTGATCGAGCGGGAGGATGGCACCTATGGCTTCTAGCGCCCTGAACCTTGAGGTCTGCGACCTTGAGCGCCGCTTCGGCATTGTGTCGAAGTCCCCGGCGAAGTGTGAAAAGCACGGCGAGTACGCTGCGATCTTCCGCAAGGGTTCCGATATCCCTGGCGGCTGCCCTGAATGCTCCGCTGAAGCGAGTGCCGAGAAGGATCGCGCTGAGCAAGCCGAGATGTGGCGTAAGCAAGAGCGCGCCATGATGGAGAAGCGCCTGGCTGGCGTGCTGATCCCTGCAAGATTCCAGGGTCGCAGCTTCGAAACCTACGTGGCCACCAATGCTGGGCAGAAGAAGGCTCTGAAGGTATGCCGCGAGTACGCCGAGAACTTCGAAGCGAATGCGCAGGAAGGACGCTGCCTGCTCCTGCTCGGCAAGCCAGGCACCGGCAAGACCCATCTCGCCAACGCCATTGCAGGCCACGTTGTCTGCAACAGCCGCAGCGTGACAGCCGCGTACCGCACCGTCAGCACCATCCTGCAGCTGATCAAGAGCAGCTTCGACAAGAACTCCGAGTACAACGAGATGGACGCCCTGGAGGCACTGTGCTCGCCGTCGCTGCTGATCATCGATGAGGTAGGCGCTACCAAGCCGACTGAGTTCGAGCTGGCAACCCTGTTCAACGTCATCGACGGACGCTACCAAGACCTGTTGCCGACCATCATCGTGTCCAACCTGATGCCGAACGAACTCGGCACTGCCCTTGGTGAGCGCTGCGTAGACCGCCTGCGTGAGAACGCCGGCATCGCTCTGGTGTTCGACTGGGATAGCGCGAGGGTATCGAAATGACTCGACGCGAATTCCTCGACAGCCTGACCGTTGGCGACCGCGTGAACATCGATATGGGTGCTCGCGGCCTGGTCCCAGCAAAGATCATCAAGTCCACTCCTTGCCTGCTGCACGCGAAGTTCGGCAGCGAAGTGCGCCGCTTCGTCCGCAAGGACGGCGGAACCCTGTACTCCCCATCCAGCAGCAAGTCGTGGCTCGTACCGCTGGAGGTGGCCGCATGAAACGCGCCTGGAACGTTCTCATCCCGGGCCGCGCGCCCTTCGTGATGATTCTGATGGAAGACTGCGACCCGCTGCAGGTCGTTCGTTCGATTTGGCCGACTGCGGAGGTGGCTTGAATGGACATCGTCGATCTTGCCAACGACTACGCCGAGCAGGAGCTAGCAGACCGTCTCTTTGGCCGCGTGCAGTACGTAGGGCAGAGCGCTACTCACTGCGAGGACTGCGACTGCGAGATTCCCGAGGCGCGCCGTGTTGCTGTGCAGGGATGCGTGCGCTGTACCGAATGCGCTGACCTGGAGGAACGCCGCCATGGCTGACATCTCCATCCTCGCCATCCTGTCCTTCTTCGGCTGGCTGTCCATCGACCGCCGCAACTTTATCGGCGTGCTGCTGTGCATCGCTCTGGCTATTGCGCTGGGGGTGAGTCATGTCTGACCGCACTTTCCGCATCCAAGGCGCTGCTGGTATCCGTCCGGCATTCCTCGCAGCTTGGAACCTCGTTCAGGGCCTCATGCGTGACGCGCAGGGCGGCTACGAGCTAGTCCTGCGCCCGCTCAAGTCGAAGCGCTCCATTGAGCAGAACAAGCGGTATCACGCGCTGCTCCGTGATCTGTCTGCCGTGGCCTGGCTGGATGGACGCCAGTACGGTCCGGAAGCCTGGGCCGAGTACTTCAAGCAGACCTTCATCGGCTGGGATGACCTGCCCGGTGGCGGGAAGCGTGGGATCAGCACCACCACGCTCAGTGTCGCTGAGTTCGGCGACTACATGACTCGTATCGAAGAATGGGCCGCGGCGCAAGGGTGGCCGCTGATGATTCAGGAGGCCGCGTAATGCTCGCCCAGCGCTCCCAACCCTACCGCTCACGCAAATGGCTGGCAGCGGTCCACCAGATCGAAAGCTGCGTGCTGTGCGGTAAATACGGCATCCAGGCAGCCCACCGCAATTTCGGGAAAGGAATGAGCCAGAAGACAGACGACTGCTTGTGCGCAGCCCTTTGTGCTGAGTGTCACTTAGCCATTGATAACGGCAAGGATCTGAGCCGCGAGGAGCGCCGCGCCATGTTGGACCGCGCCATCTGCGACACCATCGCCCAGCTCGCCCGCATGGGCCTGATCGATGCGAAGGAGGGGAGATGAACAAGCTTTACATCATCTGCGCCAAGTGCGGGAGCAACCGCATCAACATTCGCATCCCTCGCGAAGTCTGCCCAGACAATCCTCAGGCTGTCGCCCACTTCAGCTGCGAAGACTGCGGCGAGCTGACCGGCGTGAACGAATGGGCCGAGCACAACGACCGCCGCCTGATCGATATGAGGACTCACGCATGAGCAACATCCGCCAAGTCCAGTGGAACGAAGGGGCGCCGGCAAAGCTGGAGCCGGGGATGCTGATTGAATGGCCTTCAGGCGCGGTAGCGATTGTCGGCCACATTGACGACTGGTTGTCGCATGACTCTGGCCGGCCTGATCTGCGAGCAGAGCGCATCGCAGAAATCAAGCGCTGGGCCTGGCTAATCCAGCCCCACGAACTCAACTGGCTCGAAGACATGGCATCTCGGAAAACGAGGACGCAGGAATGAGCGACGACAACGTAGTCCCCATGAAGAAGCGCGGCGACCGGTATGAGGCCCTTATGGGGGCCCGTGACGAGTTCCAGGAAAACGTCTACGGCGCCATCCATGCGGCTTGGAACTCCGGCGTTGATCGTGAGCTGATGCGCGACCAGATGCTGTGCATCCTCCACCGGATCATGGCCGACCTTGACTTTGACCAAGTGAAGTTCGAACCGGAGGAGCCGGCATGATCATCGGTATCGACCCAGGCTGCAGCGGGGCAATCGTGGTTCTCACCGAGAGCTTGAATCACGTAGCCAGCCTCAATATGCCTACCGTCAAGGTTGGAACTAAGAGCCGCGTCAACGGGGCTGCCATTGCTGCGTTTCTGCGCGAGAAGGTTGGTGAGTTCGTCTCGCACGCTTACTTGGAGCAGGTTGGGGCCATGCCGGGGCAGGGCGTCTCATCGATGTTCACCTTCGGCCATGCGGCAGGCGTAGTAGAAGGCATCCTCCAAGGCCTAAGCATTCCTTATTCATTGGTCACTCCTCAGGCATGGAAGAAGCGCGCCGGTCTCATCGGCATGGACAAGGACGCGGCACGCAGTCGTGCCATACAGCTCTATCCGAACCTGCGGGACCTTGATACCAAATGCCGCGGGCAAGCCATTGCCGACGCCTTGCTAATCGCTCGGTTCGGAGAGAAGCCATGACAGCTGAACTCCAGGGCGTCCTGATCTTCACCTCAGCTTTCGCGCAGGTCTTTCTTCTCGGGCTGAACAGCAAGCTCCTTCGTGACGACAAGATCGCCGCTGGCTTCGTGGTGTCCTGGATGATCACGCTCGCCCAGTTCGGCTACATCTGGGCCGTCGCGCACTCGCGCATCGATACCGTCCCTTTCCTGGTGATATCTGGCTTCGGAGGTTCCATCGGTATCACCTCCGCGCAGTACTTCTACCGCTGGTACGACAAGACCTTCCATCGCAAAGGGGAGAGCGCATGAGCGACGTCAAGCCGACCAATCCTAAAGACCTCGTTGGAAGCGGGAAGCTACCGCTCCACCTTTGGCCGACTACCGCCACCGCTATGGGCTGCATTGGCCTGCTGGAGGGGATGCTGAAGTATGGACGAAGCAACTGGCGAGAGGCTGGAGTGCGCGCATCCATCTACGTGGACGCCTGTAAGCGTCACCTTGACGCATGGTTCGAGGGCGAGGAGTGCGCTCCGGATAGCGGGTCACCGCACCTCGCCAACGCCCTGGCCTGCCTGGCGATCTTGGTTGATGCCAAAGCGGCCGGGAAGCTGGTAGATGACCGCCAGTACAACGGTTCCGGTTACCGGGATCTGGTGGAAAGCCTGACCCCGCAGGTAGCGCACCTCAAGGGCCTGTTTTCCGACAAGGCGCCGAAGCACTACACCATCGCTGACAACGCACAGGAGCAAGCCTAATGTCTCAACGCAAAGCGACCGATGAGCAGCTGATGGATGCACTGACTGGCCGCACCGTTGCAGAGGCTGCAGCCTTCATCGGGATTCACGAGCGGAGGATGTGGCACCACAAGGCGAGGCTTGCCCGCTTGGGATGGTCCCCTGAGCACAACATGCATCACCGCGTGCCTGATGGATTCCACCTGAAGGGCAACAGCACGCTGTACAAGAATGGCGAGCCGATCCTCCAGTGGGTGAAGTCGAACATCGACGAGGATCGGCAGCGCGAGCTGTTCGAGGCTTCGTGCCATGCTGCGGTGAAAGACCTCCCGGTAGTAGTGCCGCGCAAAGCCAAGGGTGAGTACGTAGATCACCTACTGACCGCCTACCCAATCGGGGATCCACACTTCGGCGAGTACATCTGGGGTGAGGAATGCGGCAAGGACTGGGATCTGGATATCGCCGAGCGTGTCCACTGCGGCGCCATGGCAGCACTGGTTGAGTCCGCGCCGGCTACCCGTCAGGCGCTGATCATCAACCTCGGAGATGCCGCCCATTATGACTCTATGATCGCCGTCACTCCGCGCTCTGGCCATCACCTGGACGCCGACAGCCGCTACGCCAAGATGGTTGATGTGCTGATCCTAGCTATGCGCCAGGTCGTTGAATCGGCCCTGGAGAAGCACGAGAGCGTGCATCTGGTCCACGTCATCGGCAACCACGACGAGACCGGCGCCGTATGGCTTAGCCGTCTGTTCGCCCACCTCTACAGTAAAGAGCCGCGCGTCACCGTGGAAACCTCGCCAAGCGTCTTCAGCTACTACCGCTGGGGCAAGACGCTGATCGGCATGCACCACGGACACACCAGTAAGGCGGAAAAGCTGCCAGGAATCATGGCAACAGACCGCGCGCAGGAGTGGGGAGAAACCCGTCACCGCTACTGGTATACCGGGCACATCCACCATGAGAGCAAGAAGGAGTACCCAGGCTGCGTGGTCGAGTCGTTCAACACTCTGGCGCCGGGTGATAGCTACGCACACTCAGGTGGCTGGCGTTCCAGGCAGAACATGAAGTGCATCGTGCTCCACAAGGAACACGGCGAAGTGGCACGCCACACGGTGAATCCGGACATGCTCAAGGGGGAGGCAGCATGAAGCAATCACTCGACACCGCATACCTTCTCCAGCAGTACGGCATCTGGTTGCGAGTTCAGGCAGGCATACCGCGCTACGTTTCCCCTCAATGGGCCCTGATGAAGGACAACATCCAGGTCAGTAGTGAGCCAACGCCAGACATCCTGGAAGAGGTAGCCATGCTGATTGACCGGTACATCTGCCGGCTTCACATGCGTTACCCGAAAGCCGCCGAGGCCCTCTGGAACTACTACCGTTATGCAGGAATGACATACCGTCAGCTAGGTCGCCTGATGGGCATTCACCATAACAAGGCAGAGGAGCTGGTATCTGTAGGGTTCTGGTGGCTGGACAGCTCGCTAGACTCATATGCAGAGGTCGCATAAAGTGCTTGAAAGTGGAATCCGCCAGGTGTAGGATTTCAGTCAAATTGCGGTTTTACCGCTTCAGAAGCCCTGGCCACGTGCCGGGGCTTTTCTTTTTGCGCTCCCCAGCGCTGCCGGCCCTCCGTCCGGCTTTTTCTTCAAGCCGCTATAGCTCAGCCGGTAGAGCAGCCGACTTGTAATCGGCAGGTCCCGGGTTCGATGCCTGGTGGCGGCACCAAATTCAGGCGAATGCGAAGGCTGATTCGCGCACGGGCTAGACGTGCGATCTCCATCATCAAGAGGTCATGCCGGATTGCAGCGCCGGCCGCCTGAACCTATTTCCGCAGTGCCCGACCGGCGATGGTCGCAGGAACTTCCCCTATGAGGCTGAACGACATGACTGAGCCGGCCACTACTGCCGCTGGCGGGATTGCGCTGTACAAGCTCGGCGCATTCGGCTGCATGGCAGCTCTGGCTGCTGTGGTGGTTATGGCGCTCACCATCCCGAAGACGGTGAAAGAGTTCGTCGTCTCGCTGATCTGCACCCTGGTGGGTTCAATTGGCGGTGGCGCTGCACTGATCAAGGCTTTCGACCTGATGGCATGGGGCGACGACATGTACGGCCTCTGCGCGCTGCTCGGCCTGGTCTTCGCCTGCGGGCTACCCGGTTGGGTGATGGTTCGCGGCTTCTTCGCCTACGCAGAGTATCGCAAGGGCGGCAAGAACTTCATCCAGATGGTCGGCGACCTGATCACGGTGGCAAAGGCCGCGCTGCTGAAGTGAGGGCTTTCTGATGCTCGGTTATACGACTGCAAGCGAAGCTAAGGCCATTGGCTGCACTCATCACGCCAGCTATTACGGCATTCCGCTCTGGATGGGTGACATCGACAGCGATGCGCCGCTCGCCTTCGCAAAATGGCTGCCACTGGACTACCTGATGCCGGTGTTCTCCTACATCGAGG